TCCTGCCTTTGATCGCGCCCTGATCGTCTATATTTAATACGACGGTCTCATAGTTGGCAAAAAGCACCATGTCGGCCCATTCCTTGAGTAGCGGTCCGGTCTGCTTTTCGAGCTTCATTTCCCAGCGATCATATGCGCCCATTTCATCAGGCTGTTCGAACTTGCGCATCTTAGCATGAGCGGTAAAAACGACATTGATTCCAAGACTTATGACATCCTCGAGTAGGTTCAACAGCCGGCCAAATTCTTCGGATAAGTACACATAGCCTTTTCCATATCCGAAATCTTCAATTCCGGACTTCTGGGCCTTCGCGCAGATCGAATCGATACAGAGCTGTTCTGCCCAGTCAGCTGTGTCGATGACGAGTGTTTTGCAGAGTTCCGGATATCGTTTAACCTGCTGTACATGGTCCATGAGCATTGCCCAGCTGGTGGGTCTTGGAGCGCGTCTGACGTCCATGTGCTTTGTACTTCCCTCGGTATCAATAAAAAGAGGAAGAGGGAACTTAGAGGCAAAGGTTGACTTACCGATGCCTTCTGGACCATACACGACAATTTTCTGAGCAGACTTGATTTTTCCTTCCGTTATTTGCATTAAAAAGCACCTTCCTTCCATGCGGGGGTCAGGACTTCGACGGTGTCAGTTTCGGACACATAACCGTCCTCGATGATGATGGAGCACTCTCCGCCAGTGCTGACCCGTGTTGCAATAGCCTGTAGCCCCTCTGCCTCAAGCCATTCCCCGAACTCTTGCATTGTGTCGAGGTCCATCAGCTCAAGCTTGTCCAGAAGAACGAATCCACAATCTGGATTAAGCTTGCGTACAATGGCCGTTGCAACTTTGAGCTGATCGGATCCGGACATGTTGTCCCACTGGAAGCCGTTATAGATAAGCTCACCTTCCTCGACTGACAACCCCGCGAGAGGAAGATCTGCACCCTTGAGAAGATCCATCTTTGACTGACGGATTTCGTTAATCTCTGCAGTCAACTCGGCATATTGTGACTTGTAATCCAGTGCATCCGTTTCGGCTTTGTCCTTATCGAGATTTGCACGCACTTTTCGGTTGAGAGTTTCGATGTCTGAAAGGTTCTTCTCGAGCGCCTCGGTCGATTCGTCGAACAAGTCCAGTGCTGATTTTCTTGCAATTTCAAGATCAGTAAGTGCGGCCGTCTGCTTCGCGAGAAGGTCGTTCATCTGATGCTGAATCTGGTCTGCCTGATTCTGCAGGTATTCAAGGTTCTGACGCTTGCGCTGATTTTCACCGTTCCTGGCAAGGATGTCCTGCTGCTGTTTGATCAGCTCGGACGCTGATATCGGCTCCTTGGGTACATCAGGGTAATAGGTCTGCTCATCAGCAAACTTCTGCTTCTGGTCCGCTATTTGTCCGATCGTCAGACGTTTGTTGTAGACTTCTGCTTCCTTCTGCTCAAGCGCATAAAGCTTATCGCCTACGCCGATGATCCGGAGCAATGTCTGTGCTTTTTCCTTACCAGTGGATCCCATGAACCGAGGAAGATCGAGTGCCAGCTGCTCAATAAAGTTGTTGAGTAAAGACTGACCGCCCTTCTGGCCGTTCGGATCCGTTACCTTAAGATCACTGTTCTTGCCTTTGCGCTCTACCACGAGTCCATTGCTCATAGTGATTGAGAGATTCGGCGGGATCACGGATCCTTCACGCTGTGGCTTAGATGGGCGATATTTATCGCCCCCCAGCACCCAGGCTATTGAATCGATAACAGAGGTCTTGCCCTGCTTGTTCTTTCCGCCTATGACGGTCAGCCCGTTAGCGGTCGGCTCGATTTTAACGGCCTTGATCCGCTTCACATTTTCAAATTCGAGTTTGTTGATTTTGATTCCCATTTTTCAGATTTACCTCCTTGATATTTTTTGATAGCAGCTTGACCGCTGCCTCGTCGTATGTGACTAATAACTTAATCTTGGCCTTACATGCGAAGCACTGTTCAATCTTCCCCGGTACAGAATCAGGCCATGTAATTAGATCTCCGCACTTGGGGCATAGCGAAAATGCTGACATTTGATAATCCTCCGTTCATGTGATAATCTTATGGTGTAGTTAGGGCTTAGGCCGCAGGTGTTGGTGCATCGGCGGTCTTTTCTTCAGCCGGATCCTGGCAGTCGCAGATTTCTCCAGGATCCAGATTCGCCCCGCACGCAGGGCAGGTCTTGTAGTAGCACACTTTAGGTTTCCTCCTTCCATGACGACTTGCAGAGAGTTGGTATGCCGTAGCAGACGTGCTCGCAGTCCTTAGCATCAGGGCACTCGCAGCAGCAGATTTCAGGGTCTGGTGCCGGACAGTATATTCCGATTGTTCTACATTTCCACATTCGCTTGTTCCTCCTCTCTTGATATTCCGCAGCTCTCGGGATGGCCACGGCACGGATTCTCGCATGTTTCGGGGCACTCCGCACAGCACATCTTGTGTCCGATCTTCTTACATTTCGTCTTGCATTTCCACACGGTCTTACTCCTTTCTTACCAATCTCCGAAGCTTGCGCTGTGATCGGTCTCTGTGCTGCGGATCTGCGTGCCCAGGACGGGGGCGGGGATCCGGCGGATGTTTGCCTGCTGCATTTCACGCTCGTAGCGTTTATGACGGCGGTTGGTCAGCAGGATTGTTACAAGATCGGATAAGATGCTCATGCTGATTCTCCTTCCTCTCGTTCAGGGAAGTACCGACTCATCTGCTCAATCGGTTCATGGATGTAAGCCAGAGCGAGCTTCTTGTCCCGGAAAGTAAATTCTGCTTTTCCATTCAGCCGCTGGGATATGTATGTCCTGCCTTTGTTGATCGCATCTCCCAGTTCGTCCTCTGTTTCAAACGCCCGGCAGAGCTTGGGGAATAGTTCCATCTTGCGACAGTCTCTCATGTTATTTTTTCTCCCTCCTGTCCTCATCAGGCGTTTTTCTGTCCAGCGCGACAACAAGCTCGTCACGTAAGTGAGCAAGCTGATCGAGCCAGGTAATGACTTCCACGATGACCGGACGCTCTGTGACAGATATGGTGCCGTCCTTGGATGCCTCAACCAAGCTTCGTGCGTAATCCCCTGCGTCATACAGAAGGCTTGTTGTATTCAGTGCGACCCCCTCGGTGCTCATGTTTTCGACTGGCTGCACGCCGCGAGCCTTACCAAGGGGACAATCAGTTGAGCAGTAGTGTGTGATAAGCTCCGGAGCGTTGTAGAGCTCAGCCATGCTTAGGACTGTGTTGCTGTCCGGAGTAGTGACTCCCGTCTCGATTTCCCAGAGAGTGCGCCGGCCGATGAACAATAGGTCAAAGGTCGTATCCATACTTGAAAACAATGAATTGTATGCGGATGCACGTATTCGTGCGTTTCTGTACACATTAATATGCGTGTTCTTGCTTGTGATGCTCACTTCTATTCCTCCATTTTTACGTACAATATGCGTATATCCACATCGGATATGCGGGACCTTGAAAACTGAATAAGGGGATTATGCGGTTTGGTCTTTGCCCAGAAGGGCATTCAGCGTGGACTCTGTGATCCGGTAAAATCCGTTCGGCAGCTTAATACCGGCGATTTTGCCGGTTCGCAGCCACGATCTGACGGTTGATTCTTCAATCTTCAGATGTTCCGCAACCTCTCCAGTTGTGTAGAGAATTTCAGACATACTTCTCACCTCCTTTCATTGCGTATTTGCGCATATTTTGGTATGCTTTTGTGTGGGTATGCGTTTATGTGTAAACACACTCACGGCTGAGTGTATGCTTGGTATTTTTTCTTAAGAGGTGGTGCTGTGGCAGGTGATGTTAGTGTTGATCTTGGAAAAGTCATTGACTCAGTCAAGGATCTAGAAATGGTAAAAGAATCCGATCGGTGTGTTGCTTTATTACCAAGAGCTTTCCGAGCACTTTTCTGTGGTCCAGAAATGTGGATGATTCGACAAGAACACAAAGTCAGAGTTTTAGCTGCAGAATTAGAGCAAGAACTTCTGAAAATTGATGTGAGGAAAATTGCTGAGCCACCAATGTATGTTGCAGTACCCGCTCTTCAGGCTGTCAGCTACAGCATGGATTCTGATGAACTTAGAAGTATGTATGTCAAACTGCTAGCAAGGGCAATGAACACTGACACTGCTGATTCTGTTCATCCTGCTTTTGTTGAAACCATTAAACAGTTGAGTCCATTTGATGCGCTCATGTTAAAATCTATTACTCAGAATTCAAGTAATCCGTTTATCAATATATGGAAGAGAGACAGCGACGGAAGTGGAACGATTGTCTTTAACTATTTTTCAACTTACTCCGTAAATCTGGACAACCCATTGCTCGCTTCTACTTCTCTTTCAAATTTAGAACGACTTGGGTTAGTTCACGTTGATAACGATCTCACTTATCATGATGAAAAGTTCCTTTATGAAAAGCTTATTGATTCGGACTTCATAAGAAATATCGTTGCCGAAAACGATCGACGAGTAAAAAGATCTGGCAAGAAGAAAACAATTGATTTCGACAAAGGATGCATAGAAATTACTCCGTTCGGAAAATCATTTGTTGAAATTTGCTTGACCGACTAATTTCTGCAACTCTTCGACTTGGTTTTCAAGGTTTAGAATTCTTCTGAGCAGTGATCGGGGATGTGTATCAGCCCAATTCATACCAATTAACTCTCCGTTAGGGCCTTGATTGTATTCGTCTGGATGATCTGGCATGGTCTTCTCCTTTCTGGTTCGGTTGAAAAACAACCACTTATGTGTGTAAATACACTCTATCACCCTTGTTTGTATGTGTCAACATAGTTATGTGTATATTTTGGAGGGTTTTATGGATAGTTTTGATGAACGCCTTAGAAAGCTGCGAGCAGAAAAAAGACTGAAACAGCTAGACGTTGCAAAAGCAGTTGGAATTAGCATTGGAGCCTATCAACGTTATGAGTATGGCGAGCTAAAACCAAAGCAAGGAAACGAAAAAGCAATCGCTGATTTCTTCGGTGTCTCCGTTGAATACCTGAGAGGCGAGACCGAATCCCGCAACAATGTTTATTACGAAACGTATGAACCCAAAGATGTGCACGTTTCCGAGAATGACGGCTTTGAAATCCATGCACATAGAGATCCTACCGTTTCTGGCATGGATCTCGATCAAGCGCTGGGGTTAGTAACACAGCTGGAAAAGTTGTCAAAACTCCATGATGATGGTAAGCTGACAGATGAAGAATATTCCATATTGAAGAGTAAGATAATAAGAGGGTAGAAGAATATGGTTAAATGTCCAGTATGCGAAACGATGAACTCAGAGGACGCAATGTTTTGTAAAGGTTGCGGGGTAAAAATGGCAGTCGCCTTGGAGGCGGCGCGTAGAGTTGAGCAAAGTTTTGCAAATTCAGTGCAATGCCATAAGTGTTACGAATTTAATGATTTAGGGGCGATCATCTGCAAAGGT